GCCTTGTCCCACGTCTCGTGGCCTTTGCCCTTCAAAACGATGTAGCTGTCAGGCGGCAGCTTGTACTTCTGCCGATCCTGTTTGCTGGCACGGGTGACTGAACCCCAGTGACCTTTGTTTTCGCCTGTGCCGGTCGGACCGAGGCCGCCTGCTTTGGCAGTGTCGTAATCGTAATCGGAACCTTCAGGATCGAACTTTGGCATTAATCATTCCCCTCGCGCTTGGCAGCTTCCTCATCCCACATACGTTTTTCTGCGTCAGGTGCCGCTCGATTTTTTAACGCTTCCAAATGATCGCTGCCTACTACGTAAACACCGCCCGGTTGGGACAACAAAAAATCCTGTCGCATCTCGTTGGCACGTTGCGCCATCTTTCCAGCAGCAGAAGTGTACTGCTCACCTTCATCTGGCCACATCAACTGTTCACCGGTACGCAAAAACTTTTCCACGTTTTCCGGCGTTGCCGGCGCTTTTGCCATATCGACGAAATCTATGCCATCTTGACTGGACTTTGACAAAAACTCACGCAGTGTTTTTTCGTCAAAGTTACGCCCCTTGAGCGGACTAACCGCGTCTTGAGCTGACATGACCGATTCAAAAATCGTCTTGTCTGGATTCGTTAATACCTTATCTTGCTGGTTGGCATCAACGTTGGTGAACAACGTATACAAAAATTCAGGCGGATGACCCTTTACCGTTTGGGCAAACTTATCGTCCCACGATCCAGCGTAAGCGTCTTTCGATCCAAACAAACCGCTGCTTTCCACATCGCCGCCGCTGCCTTCGTACCAAACACCAAACTTTTGCGCCACACGATCGAGTGCCTGTTTATCCGCTTCGCCTACCGTGTAGCGAGAACCATGCTCAACCCCAACAAAAGCTTTGTCGCCAAGTACAACAACCGGCGCTGGTTTACCAGCGTCTGGCTGGGGCTGCATCATCTCTTTGGCTAACAACCCCTTTGGGCTTTGTTCTTCTGCCATCTCAATACCCCATCTCACTGTCAAGTAAGCCGAACGACAGGACCGGTGCATTGCCTCGGGTCATCTTCGTTCTTGCTTCAGCCTCTGATTGCGTCTTGGCGTGACGGCGCATCATCATGGCGTATCGGGTTGCAGACAGCAAGTCGTCGGTCATCTTGACGATCATGCCGTCCTTGCGGTGGTACAGGCGGAACTCCTCGAACCACTCCTCCAGATGGGAGAACACACGCAAGCGCATGGTCTGCATGCGTGAGAGCATCTCGGCCACACCGGCCTCAACGCCATTGCTGCCATCCTCGAATGTGGCGCGGTCCTTCATCATGTTCAGGCCCTGTGCCTTGTACTGGGCAGCAAGCTGTTCGCCTGATCCCTTATCACGTTGCAAGCCGTCATGCGGCCAAGCGACTGGCACCCAGTCGCCGCGTGCCTTGATGCCGGCGGCGTGGATCACGATCGATTGGTCCTTGACCCGGTAGCAGTCAGTCACGTACAGCACATCGGCGTCACGGTCCCATGCCATCCAAACCACAGCGGTCGGGTGGTCGATACCGAAGTCCAGACCAACAATGCGTGGCCAGTGTGGCGGGATCGGGAAAGCGGTTGTCTTGATCGCGTCTTCGGCGATCGGGAACACACGTCCACTGCCCAGAATCGGGATGCCCTTCGCACGNGCTTCGCGCTCATGCTCTGGGTAGCTGGCGATGATCGCATCGCGCTGCTCTTGGGTGTAGTGGTCNGCNTCGTTGATCGTCATCGTCGTGACGGTCGAACTTGCAGGCTTGTCCAGCAGGAACCGCTTCACCACNTCGGACATGCCGAGNAGTGGCGTGAAGGTCACGAACACCAGACCGCCGGTTGCGTTGGTACGTGTCAAGCCTTCGGAGTAGATCGACAGCGGTGGTTCCTCGTCGAACCAAACGTAGTCAACCGTATCGGCCTGCCACTTCGTGCGACCTTGGTCGTAGCTGTTGAACTGGATCACGCTGTCCTCGCCACAGACGTGACGAACGACAATGCTCGACACCGCATCAGCGACCCCGTGCTTCATGCTGGTGTCGCGCAGGTTCGCATGCGGGATCGCACCGGTGCCCCACTCTTCCCTGATCTCTGGTGGACCCAGCAGCAGACGCTGCACACCCTTGCGAGTCAATTCAGCAGACTCGGACCCGACCATGCCGCGTGTTGCGTAGTTGAACCGCTTGCCAGTCCACCAGCTCGGGTAGATGCCGGTCGCGTGCATGGCGACCTCGAATGCACCTGCCCATGTCTTGCCGAGCTGGTTGCCTGCCATGAACAGACGTTCGCGAAACTCAGAGCCAACGTCGTGGAACTCCATCTGCTTGGCATAGGGCGCATAAGCTGCCAGCTTGTTTCGCTTGGCTCTGATGTCTTTGAGGCGCAGCAGCTCGTACAGCTCCCGCTTCTCGGCATCATCCAGCTTCGACAGATTCATGCCGGCGAGATTCATTTCATTACCTTTTGCAGCAAAGAACTCAGCCGCTGGTCAAGCTGTTCGCTGGTCAACTCCAGACTGCCGGACATCTTGACCTCGATCGCTTTGAGCTTGGGCTGCGTGTAGTTCAGAATCTCGGACAGCATGCGAACACGCACGTCAGCATCGAGGTCATACCGACGTGCCTGTTGACCCGTGACCGGGTCCATGACTGCTTCGCCGTTCTCATCGACCAGTGGCCGGCCTTTGAGAATGCGTGCGAACTCGACCGCTGGGTCGAGACCCTCTTCGACCAGTGCCTCGGATACGGCCATGAGGTTGATCTTCAGCGGTCGTTTGCTGCTCTTGTTCGTTGGATAGCTGCGACCGACCTTTGGCCCATGCGTCATCAAGTCTTCTGACGACGCGAGCTTCGGCGGTGCGCCATTCAGTTCAGCGAGTCTCTTTGCTCCGCTTGCCATCAGGTTCTTCCCATCGCCTTGCGAACAAGGCCCGTCTTGGCCGTCTTCGCTGATTCCTCGAAGTCGGCTTTAGACGGGGCACCCTTGCTGCCGGGTTTGCGCATGCGTTCGCCCGAACCGCCAGCAATCCGTTCGCGCTTTGCGTTGATGTTTGCGTAGAGGCCGGGCTTGTTCATGATTACACCTTGCCGGGGATTTCACCGCCTTGAAAGCCGGGGATGTTGCCCTTCATGCCGCCACCCTGCTTGGACTGAGTGGTGTTCATGCCGGGCATGGGGACCGAAACCTTGCCGGGGATTTCGCCCTTGCCTTGGGTCTGATTGCCGCCGCCGCCAATTGGCGCACCGGATTTCAGTTTTTCGCCGACTGCACGCATGGTGTTGCGGCTTTCTGGGTTTGAGTAGTTTTGCATGTGAATCTCCTTATCGCATCATGTTGGGGTTCATTGGGCGTTTTGCTGCTTCTTCGTTCCACATGGATTCCTGATCGGCTTCCATCTCTTCGTCCATCTCCTGATCCATGATCAGGCCCTTGACGGCTTGCATCGCGTCCTCGACGTTGTCGAACTCCATNGTTTCCATTTCTTCGTCGGGACTCTCNGCCATAACGGAAACGCGCCCGTCNTCGGCAACTTCGATTGTGATTCGTTCCATTACGGCGCTCCTGTGAATGTGAAAAAAGCCGCTGAAGTGAGCGGCTTTTGTGGCGANATNCGNGAAAANTGCGGACGCACCCCTGCCCAAAAAATTGTAAATTTCATTTTTGATAGCGTCAAGNGGTATTTTCCAACTTTTTTTCNNNCCGACGAAAACTTCCTACTTTTTGTAGTGTTGCATAAATACAACAGACTTTTTGAATTATTTTAGATTGGATGCTTGACATGACATGTTAAGTAAAGCATTATTGGAACCGTAGTAGATGCAGTCAGTAGCGCCGCGAAGGAACCAGCGGGATACAAAAAGGGAACCACCGGAGTTCTGATCTAGGCGTGATGAGCGCAAGGGACCACCGGCAGACCGCTNAGACTCNGTCNCCGNNANTGCAGCGAGTGCGAAGNNNANCGAAAGGCCNGCGTGCTGGCTTTTCGCGGCGTAACAGGCTGCCGACAAATGCCTGACCAAACGAAGGGANNCATCATGGAAATCACCATTCGCGCCAAGGATGTGTACGGCGAACGCAAGTTTTACCCGGTCTGTGAGACAGCCAAGCTGTTCGCAAAGATTGCAGGCACAAAGACGCTGACCGTTGCAGTTCTCGGCAGCATCAAGGCCATGGGTTACACATTGACCATCGAAGTTACTGATTGGGAGCTTGTATGAGATACACAGTCGAGTATTACGACGACGAAGACCGCCGGCCCTGCTGGTGCGTCGTCGAATGGGACC